CAACGCAAAGGAGCACGTCGATGTTCACGGAACCTCTTTCCATTACCCCTGGTGCTGGGATTTCCTCTGGCGCTGTAACACTGCCCCGTGTCTTTCAACAGGGTTCTGTGTCGCAGTACCAGGGATCCGGCACCGTGAGTCCTGGAAACGTCCTGAAGGTCTCTGCTTCCCATCAGTACGGGAAGCGGACCCGCAGGGTCCTTCGCTGTGATTACAGCGACAACGCCGCGTCTACCCTGATTACGGGTACAACGTCGCCACGTAGCATTTCAACCTACGTGGTGTTCGACGTCCCGAATGCAGGGCAGTTCTCGGTCGCGGATCAGGCAGCCTTGTTCAATGGCCTAAAGGGCCTTTGGTCGGCTGCAACGGATACGGTTCTCCTGAAGCTTCTCGCTGGCGAAAGCTAGCGATTCAGGAGTCCTCACCGATCTCTGATCAGGACGTGAACTTGGCCTAGGACATAACACCTCTATCAGGAGGGTATGTGAAAAGCCTAGTTCTGCTCTGGAATCAGCTCGCTAGAGAACTAGCGGGTAGATGTTGCACCAGCGCCCACCAAGACATAGAATATGTCTCGGGTCGGTACGAACACGAGGGGTTATCGTTTCTCACGATAACCCTCCCAACCTTCGCAAAGGACTTCGAGAGAAGTCTGGAGCTAGGGAAGGTGGACGACACCGCTTTTCTTTCATTTAGGAAAAGCGGGCTGCTCCCGAAATTTCTTTCGGGTTACGCTCGTCTTGTGTTCGACCTTCGTACGGGTGTTCTACTTGAGAATCCAAATCCAGACGCGATCCGCGCCATAAGACAGCTTACGCTTGTCTTCGGCAAGATCCTTCTGGAATGTGAACCGCATCGAGTAGATGCGGCTCATATGGAATTTCTCAAGTGTGAAGAGGAAGTCAGGGAGCTCTTCGGGAAGATATCCTTTACGGATTTTCAACGCGTAAGCTCCCTTCTCTTTAGCTCTATGTTTTCGATCATAGATAAACGTATCTATGACGGGGACATATTGCCGAAGCACGGCCCTGGGGCCACTGCTGATTCTCTTTACGGGAATCAAAAGTACACCCAGAAGACATGGCCGTGTCGCCTTGAGCACTATTTTCCATACGTGGAAATGGTGCTTCCTAACTACTCTTTTTATGAGGAGTTAGACAAGGTGGACTTCCTTGAACCCGGAGCGGAGATTCCCGTTAAGGTGATCGACGTTCCTAAAACGATGAAAACTCCTAGGATTATCGCAGTTGAACCTACTGCCATGCAATATGCGCAGCAGGGGATACTGCGGTTAATCCAAGAAGCCATTAAGGGATCTTACCTTAATGACTTTATCGGTCTTGACGACCAGACGCCTAACCAGCGTATGGCTCGTCGAGGATCTGAAGTTGGAGATCTTGCGACACTCGATTTGAGTGAAGCATCCGATAGAGTTTCATGCGAGTCCGTCGCAAACATGCTTTGGCCCCACCAGCATTTTTATGGTGCGGTTATGGCATGTCGATCGCGGCGCGCACGCCTGCCTAGCGGAGAGGTAATTCCTCTTGCTAAGTTTGCGTCTATGGGTTCGGCTCT